AGAGGAGGACTAGATATGTCTATTAAAGATAGAATAGTGAGCCCAAGTCAGCTTGTTGATAAACAAGGAGCAAAGCTTTTAGTTTACGGACAAGCAGGTGCGGGTAAAACAACCTTATGTTCAACTGCTCCAGGTAAGGTCTTAGTAATAAGTGCCGAAGCTGGTTTGTTGTCTATTAAAGACTGCAAGAATGTTGAATCTATTGAGGTTAAGGAAGCTTCTGAAGTTATGGAGATCCACGATCTTCTAGCTAGAGGCGAACTTAAATACGATACGGTTTGCTTAGACTCTATTTCAGAGATAAGTGAAATCTTATTAAATTGGGAGAAATCACGACATAAAGATCCGAGGATGGCATATGGAAATGTGCAAGAGTCGGTTACTAATGTAATGAGAGCGTATCGTGATCTTCAAATGCACGTTTTGTTTATCGCTAAAATGGAGAAACAGAATGTAGACAATCAAATGTCATATGAACCTAAGATGGTGGGAACGAAACTTGGTCAATCGATCACTTATTTCTTCGACGAGGTTCTAGCATTGAGAGTCATAGAAGATCAAGACGACGACGGTACAATCGTCAAAAGAAGATGGTTGCAAACCGAAATAGGACAAGGGCATACTGCAAAGGATAGAAGTGGAAAGCTTGATCCGTTTGAAGAGCCTGATGTGACTAAGCTTATTGCAAAGCTTGGTTTTGGTAACTCACCCCAAAAGGTACAAGAGGAGGTAACTAATGTCTGACTTTGAAGGTGTTGATTGGATTGATGAACCAGTTGTAGCTGAACTTTCTGCTAGGAAAGAAGCTGCACCAGATGGTGTTCATGATTCCAAAGTAATTGGTGCGGAGAAATATCAATCTCCGAATAGCGGTAATTGGACTGTTAAGTTCACTTACCAAATAGGTGGTGGTGCGTTTAAAGACGTTATGGAATGGTTTAACTTATGGGATCCAAACCCAGAAAGTAAAAAGATTTCTAACGGTAAATTTACTGCACTTACTAAAGCTGTTGGTTTTAAAACCTTTCCTCCAAAGTTTGAGGACTTCATAGGAAAAGAATTGAAGCTTAACCTGTATACGGTTAATGATTCTTGGACCGATAGCGACGGTAATGAAAGGACTACCGCAAAGAATAAGATATCCCTAACAGACGGATATCAAAGTCCCGACCTCGTTCCCCCTCAGAGCGAAGGAGTAACGAAGCCTAGTCTGTAGATTAAGTTTGGCTTTGTTAGGGGAGGCTTTATGCCTCCCTTTTTTTATTTGATTAAATAGTTGCCTGTAAGTTTTTTGATCCATTCCCACTTGAGATTAGCGTCAAATCTTACGGTAGAGATTTCTTGTTTTTGATTTATAGGTGTAGTGACTATTCTGCCACTAGCGTATTTAACTTCACGAAAGTCTTCGTAACTTGGATCGTCTTTATTCCATTGTTCATAATAACTCACCATAGTTCGATCTAGTCTCTCCTCAGTAAGCTCTTTTTTTCTTTGTTCAACTTTTTCTCTATACTGCATTACAGTCCCTCCTCTTTTGAGATTGCTAAACCTATTTGATGTATAACTTGTGGCACTATTGCGTTTCCGAGTGCTTTAAGTCGGTCCACCCGATTGGGTATCCCATCAGCCACTCTACCCACGTTGGGTTCAGTTGCCCATTGACTCCCATCATTTTTAAACGATTCGGTAATTGACCTTGATGCCTGGGTTTCTCTATCAGATGCTTCATGCTGTTCTGACCTTTGTAATCCCTCGTTGCTGGTGTCGGCCACATTCTGTTCGGATTCTCGCTTTGACTGTCCGTTACGGCTGCATTCAAACTCCAACCGTGTGTCCCCTTTATCATGCTTGGACTCGGTTTTTCGTGATACGCCATCCTTGATGTTGCTCTTGGTGTCGGCCAAAGACTCGCTTCCCTCATGTCCGTTATCGGATAACCGTACTTTACTTGTTCCGCTAGCGAGCCTGGAGGAACTGTCTTCCTTCCGCTCTTGTTCCTCATCTCCTCTCTCTTGGCTAACGCTTCCTCTGATCTCTCCGAGATGTTCGTTGCACTTGGTGTCAGCCACATCCCCTCTCTTTGATGAACTTGTTCCCTTAGATTCGAGCATCCCCCCTTCTTCGCTTTCTCGCTTAGTTGATCCCTCGTCCTCACATCCGATCTCATTCCGTCCATTGCTTGTGGAGTCGCCCACATTTTTTCCGACGATCCAGACTCTGTCTCTACGGTGGGGAGCTTCGATACCGCAAGCTGGAATAACATACGGTTGCGTGGCGTAACCTTCACTTTCCAAGTCAAGGCAGACATCGTCGAGTGCCAAGTTGACGAAGCCAGCAACGTTTTCGATAACGATCCAAGTGGGTTTTTTGTATTTAACAATTTCAAACACATACGGCCAGAGGTGTCTATCGTCCTCTTTTCCTTTGCGATTGCCCGCTTGACTGAAGGGCTGACATGGGATTCCTCCGACGAGCATGTCGAAGTCTTGAATAATTCTTTCTGGTTCATTTCCTAATTCCTTTAAATCATTATAAATAGGGATTTCTGGCCACCATTGATTTAATATCTTACAGCAAAAGTCTTCTATCTCGCAAAAAGCGACGGTTTCAAACTTACCTGTAGACTCTAAACCTAATGAGAAGCCACCAATCCCCGAACATACATCTAAGACTCTAATCACAATTCTTCGTAATACTTTATTAAATCTTTTAAGTAGAACTCAGCCTTTTTGAGATCTTTGATGTTGTTGCTCTCTTTCAAATTATGCCTATGGATATACTTGATAATGTTCCCCTCTAAATATTTAGGGTATCCAGATCCTAGCTGTTGCTTTATATAGGTCAAACACTCTATTGAGCCGTTATTGTAATGGCTAGGGTGATTGACTTCGGTTTCAATATTATCTTGATCTACATGATCAAATGGTGGTGTATGTGCATTAATCATTTAAGTTTAACTCCACGCTGTTAGGCGAATTATAAATAGTTGGTTTACTTCCATTGATGACAGCTTTGTATTCACCAATAAGAGCATCTAGTTTTATCCATCCTCTATCTAAATCTTCTTTCTTCATCCAAAAGATCTTAGAGGCATACGGTTCTTTCTTTTCTTGGGCTACAAAACAAAAGCCTTCAACTTTAAATCCTGCAGCTTCATACGCTCTCTTATACCAAGACGCTTGTAAATCGTATTGATATTTTCTAACAGATGAGGTGAAGCCACGAACTGAGCAGTCAGCCGTAGTTTTATAATCTACCAAGATAATTGAGTTGGTTGAGTAAGGTGGGTTTAAAGGATGTCGCAATACATCTGACTTTACTTTTAATAGAACATCTTTCTCATACCAATATATAGCTATTTCATATGGTGAGGTGAAGAACTCTGGGTATTCACCCTCGCCAGGATTCAGAAGTTTCTTGCCTTCAGGTATCAAAGCATGATCCATAGCAAGAATTTTATCTCTATCTGATGCAGTTATTACGGTTAGCCCTCTAGACTCGTAATCTCGTTTGAGGTCTTTGTTGGCATTAGTGTATGCAGATCCAGATATACAAGCGATTGTATTGTTAAACTCTTTTTCTCCCTCCACTATATATGCATGTGCCGCAGTCCCAAATCTCAACGCATGTGAATCTTCAACGGTTTCTTCCAACGCATGTAATTGGCTTTGTCCGAAACGTCGGATGGTTGAGGAAGAAACGCCAGGCGACATATGGTAAAAGTCATGAGCCATATTAGGAAAATAATACGCATCACCGATAATGACATGTTCTTCTCCTTCAAGCGTTTCAGGCAGTCTTGGATCTGTCATCTTTATCCTCCCTATTAGCAATCTCTTGGACCACTTCTACCATAAGGGATGAAAGTTGATGCAAGGTGTAATTATGAATGTCTTCGGTTATTAATTCGTCAGACGTTTTCTCTCTTTCTCTATCTTTGAACATATCTTGTTCCTCCTACTTGCATTATACACTTAAAAGTTTTAAGATGTCTACATTAAGTAATAGAGGAATATTTATGGGCAAAGTCAAAGAACTAAGAAGTCATATGGAAGAAGCCTTCCAATATGCACTTGACGACGGTTATGAAGCTAAAGAAGAATTAGTTAGTAACTACGCTAAGTATCATTTTATGTTTACTGGATTTAAATCTTTAGATCCACTTGGTGATGTCGAAATGTTTTTGAGAGAGCTAGATGATTGGGAATCTCCCTACTAAAGTCGTCTACCTTCTAGCGTTGTTTAGTGCTAACTCTCCGCACATATACAAGCAACTCAACAGGTTCAAGGGGACCTGGCTAGAACTCCCCTTGCTTTTTTGGAGAAATAAATGAATGAATTTTTAATGGTAGC